CTTCGATTTCAAGTTCTTCACTTAATGAATCGCTTGACACACACAGCCTAGCCACCAGGCCACAGGTACCGTAGCCGTGTGCTGTGTCGAAAGCAAACCATTCGTCCCATGAAGTTCTTGGATCGTAAGGATTGTCAGTAGTAGACAGCATCCTAGCCATAGTAGACCTCCTCAGAGAGGCCCTGTGAGAGGGTGTGTACCATGGTGTGGTCAGCCCTCCTCAAGAGCACGGTGTACAGAAGTCGTAGAGATTCCCAAAGCTTCAGCAATCTCAGCAGCAGTCTTACCTCTACTACTCATAGCCTTGGCTCTGGACACCATGCTGGACGATACCTTAGGCTGCGACCTAGGTGTAGCCAGTTCCCTAACTACTGATTCATCAGCAAGTTCAAGAACCTTATTGAGAGCAGCCTGTGAGACAGCACCTTCCTGGATAGCCTGCCACTCTCGAGGAGTGATAGCGAAAGGCTTCTTACCAGCCCCCGTTCTTGAACGGGCCTCGGCTAAAGCCTGGCGGCGGGCTTTCTGGAGGCGCTCCTTATCAGTGGCTAGAGTAGGATCAGCCTGCTTCTTAGCCCTGATGACCGCATCAGCTAGGACCTGTGCCTGTCTTTCCCTGGGTTTATTCCGGAGGGCATCGTTTACTTTGGCCTTGAGGGACTTAACTTCAGGGGCATAGGTCTTTGCAGCCTGGGGGTTCTTTCGAACAGAGGGGATAGCAAGCGTAGCCTTACGGGCTTCGTTAGCCATAGCCTTCAGTTCGTTAGAGTGATTGGCATAGACCGTTTCAATAGCACTCCCGTTCTTTGAAACGAGGGAGTATGCATCATGGGTCTCGGCCAACTTGGTAGACTTCTCTGTACGGAGAACAGTCTTACCATGCTTATCTACATATGTAGCCCCAGTCTCTTCATAGACCTTGCGTCCTGTCCGCTTATCGATAGGCCCGCCCTTTGAAGCGGACCGGGCTTTTCTTTCAGCAACCCGCTTCTCAGAAGAAGCACGGCTGATGAGAGTAGAAGCCCCAGCATTTGCCTTACCCTGGTATTTCTTCTTGAGGGCGGCAATACCGTTATCGATCTCGGACTGCTTGTAGTTGAGCTTGTGCTTCTCAGCATCAATCACAACCATGGAGTGTCGAACAGCACGGGCAATCTCAGCCTGGTTTGCACCACCGATAGTCATATCGGTAATGAGGTTTGAAACCTCACCCATCTTCATCTGCTTCTGCTTAGAAGTCATGGGCTTCATACCAGGGTATGCCGGATACATAGCTTTGGGATCGAAGTCCTTCAGCCCCTTAAGAGCTGGTGAGGTCTTGACCTTTCCGCTATTGTTGGGAATGCAGAGAACTGAGTCACCATCAAAGTCCGCACCAGACAAACGCTCAGCGACCTTGGGGTGGATACCAATAGCATCCTTAACCTTAGTCCCTATGGCTTTTCTGGCATGGGGGTTTTTATTGTTGACTGTCAGTTCTGGGATCTCGAATCGTCCACCATGAGGGTGACGAACAAGAACGACCTTCTCCCCATGTTTGAAGTTGGGGGCGTAAACCTCCGTGGTCTTCATCTTGGGGACGGGAAGGATGACCTGGCTGGCCTGTCGAGGAAGAGCGGCTGCCTTCAGATCCACGGCGTCAGAATCCACTGAGTCTGCAAAAGACTGCAGTAGTTTCTTCTTGACGGAGGGATTGGTAAGGGCCATTATCTCTTCGAACTCGGCACGGCGCTTATCCCGAACCTTCTGCAGCTGCTGCTTAGCAAGAGAGACGGGCTGCTTCGAGAGGAACTGGGAGCTTAGGGTCTTCGACCAGTCACCCCAAGTACCCTCATCGTTGACGATGTTCATCGCTGACAGCTTCTTCTTGCCGTGGGCATCAGTGTAGTGAAGCTGCTTGCGAATCACCGAACCGAATGGGTTCGAAGGATCGCCAGTCTGCTTCTTGAGGGCGTCAAGCTTATTGCCCGTGGGGTTCTTGTTGGTGTTGAACCGGAGATCATATCCCTTAGGGATGTCATCCGAGTACATCGCCATACCTTTGAGGTAGTGCGTACCATCCACACTGATTCGAACCTGAGCATAGTTTGAGCCGCCGAGGGAGAGGTCTTTGACTCCTCGTCGAACCTCAATAACGCCGTCCATATCGGTACCACCCTCGTTTCCATAGCGAACCTTCAGTCGCTTGCTGGAAACTGCAGTGGGCTTCTCGATACCGTACACGGTACGACCCCGGTCCTCAATATTGACACCGGGGGCTTTAATTTCGCCCCGCTTGGCCAGAACCGTCTTGTAATCCATGCCCGGAGGCACCAGGACCTTCATTTCGGTGAATTTGCCAGTCGTCTGCTGCTGGACCTTCACCTTGTGTACGTGATAGCCCTCAGCCTCGAGCATGGCGGTTGCGGTTTTCATCTTGGTGCTCGTAACACCCATATTGACCTCAACGCCGAGTCCGACATCTAGAAGACCGTCCTTACCGACCTGCTTCTTGAGTTCCTTGGCAAGCGCCTCAGTACTCCCCGCCCTTTCTTTAAGGGTGGGGTCTAAAAGCGCTCGAACAGAGGACTCGTTGATGCCCATACGGCGACCAATGGCCGTGTTAGACATCCCCTTCTCCTTGAGCCGGGCCACCATTGCAACGTCAGCCTTACGCTTCTCGTTCTTAGCAATGGACTTCTGGGCTCGAAGCTGGGTGGTGGTCATTCCAAGGCCCTTGGCGATCTCAGTCTCAGAGAGACCCTTCGCCTTGAGATCCTTGATAGTGGAAAGCAGGTCACCAGAGTGCTGGTGCGGGTCCTGACCAGAACCCCAAGGATAGCGCCCGGAACGGCGCTTAACACCATAATGGGCGAGATCCATTAGGCCTCCTCTTCCTTGATCTTCTCGATCAGCTTATCAAACTGGATGATGGTGTCCATGATTCGGGCAATGTCCTCGCCCTCAGGGTTTGCTACCTGAATATCATCATTCTGGTAGATACGGAGCTCATAGTTAATGGCTCCAGGACGCTCATCATACTCGAGGCAGAAGAGCGCGGCGTAGATCATGAGTTGATCAACCTTAGCCGGGTGAACGCCGGTCTTCAGATCGTGGATGCGAAGCAGGCCCTTGTCAAAGGAGATAGCGTCAGCAGTGCCAAAGCAGTTGATCGAGTAAAACAGGACTTGCTCTGGCTCCATCCGAAACCCAATAGCATCGTTAACATAGTTGTTGAATGTCACCTTGTTTCGAGGCATACGCATCTTCAACCGAATGTGCTCAGCGGCGAGCTCGTGAAGACGGGTGCCCTTTGCAGCAGCCTGGGCGGTTCGGAAGGTCTCGATCAGTTTGTCGGGAGAGTAGTTGAGCCAGTGATACTTACTGGCGGAAAGGAATGCGTGGGCTCCATTAAGCTGTGAGTGATTGTTGAACTTCACTGAGGATCTCGCTCTCGTTCTCAGGGTAGATGAATGCGGCATACGACATCGCATGCATGGTCCGAACATAGTGTGCTTGATTCGGACGGACTGAGGCAATGGCGCCTCGCTTTACCTCAAGGGCTGCCCAACGATTCTTGTAGAGAAGAATCAGATCGGGTATACCTTGAATGTAGTTGGGGTCATTTTTCAGAATGATGATCCCCGGCAACATCTTGTTCAGCTTCTTGATGAGCTGCGCTTGGAATTGTGACTCACGCATGGTGTGCTCCTCTGGGTAAGCCTATAAGAAGGGATAGGCTTGTTTCTATCCTTCTTATCATTATATGCGTAGATTGCGACAAGAGGTGTCACACGTATTGTAGAGGGGATATTCTTGGAATGGGTGGGGTTTTGTTACAAATGTGACTAATGTGAAAATTCGATCGATAAACATCATCAAACATCATCAAACAGCACTAAACTAGGGGGTGGGCACAAAACTTGAAAAATCTCTTATCTCTTATATATATTAAAAAATCAATCAATCAATCAATATATGTTTTATCATAAAAATGGTCCACTCTTGACCTTTCGCTGCAATTCCAAGGAAAAGTCCACAATACGTGTGATGACCACTGGACCACTTTTTTTGGCCCACCCCCATTCCGAGTCACATTAGTCACATCAGTAACACAAAAAAATGGTCCACGGTGGTCCAAAACTGGGTGTCACACGTATTGTAACCCCAATCTTGGACCACCGTCACACGTATTCTAACCGACGAATGCCCTCTCGTTGAACACCTTCTTCGAGCTCAGCGATCGCCGAACAGCCTCATCTATCGAGGAATGAGACTCAAGAAAGTAGTACTTCAACCGAGAATACGGCGTGTTCAATCGGTCGATCCGACCCTCACACTGCTCCGTCACTCGCCAGGAATAGTTGAGGGACCAGAAGAGAACCGTATCGGTACTAGTACAGTTCCATCCCTCTGCTGCCGAGGTGTACTGACAGATATAGACCCATCGAGATTCTGCTGGTATAGCATCGTGCCGATGTCCATTCCATTGCGCCGTAGGCAGTCCAATGCTCTCTGCAACTGCAAGGATTCGATCGAGCTCATAGTTGTAATTGTAGAATACGATAACCCTCTCATTGCTTGAGAGTATGCGCTTGGCTTGCTCTGAACGCCAGTCATTATCACTGACCACCTTTCTCAAGATTCTGCAGACCCCACCTGCGTCTCTAAGGGGTTCCTCTGTCCAGGGATCCATCCTGTTCTTCACGACCCACTTGTACAAGTCACGGTCGTAGTCACAGTAGACAGTCTCCCTCTCACGAGTAGTATGTCGCTCCACCGGCATCTCCACAAGGATACTCCGACGAAGTCGCTGCAGCTTTGCCTCCCCTATGTATCGTTTGACCTTGGGGTATTTTGCGAAGCGGTCAAATATGACATGGTCCTCCATAAACTCCGTACGAGTCCTGAAGAAACCATGAGCCATGAATACCGGGAGGTAGTCCATCCAGACATCTCCAGGGGTAGCTGAGAGCAGAAGCCAGGCATTCTTACGAGTAATCTTCAAGAACTCCTTGACCCAGCGCCCACTGCCGGAAGCACGCTGTTCATCAAAAAAGAATACCGCGTGTTCTCGATCCGAGTACTTCCCGATGTTGTTCCACGAGTCCACCACAATGGATGAACCAGTGAAACTACATGCAGGATCAGTACTCAGACCGAGACGCGCAGCTTCTTCCTCCCACTCAAGGGAGTCCCGCTTCTTAGCGGTTGTGATGACATACAGCGTAGGGGAGCCCTTGACCTTCTTCTTAGCCAAGGACCCCCCTTCCTTGAACGAGGCGGCGTTACAAACCGACGTGAGGTACCACGCCAGGCTAGTCAGGGTCTTACCCGAACCAACGCCACCCGCCAAGATGCTGCCGTTCTGCAGTTGACGCACCGCCTGAATCTGCTCAGGGCGATACGTAACTGTCATCTAACACACACCAGTCCTTCCATGCAGGATCCGAAGATCCACTCGTCGAATTCGGATTCGTATTCCTCAAGCATCCATCCAAGGCGACCCTCAGCGTATTCCTCCTTGCGGAACTCAGAGTTGGACTTCAGGTAGAGGTTCTTCACCCAGAGGTTCCGTCGGTTTCCATCCTTGTACTGGACAAAATGGTACGGAGGGATCTCACCGACAAAGGCGTTCCACACAAGAACACCAGCAGATCGCTTGAGCTGCTTCCTACCACCAGTCGGGTACATCCGGTAGAACCAGGTCTGCTTGTCGAGGGTGGGGGTCAGAAAACGACCAGTCCGCTTATTCCGGACCCTTCCGAGATCTGAGACCTCGTACTTCTCAAAGGGATGCTTGATTGTCACCCACTGCTCAGTCGCCAAAGCGAACCTTTCTATCCAACTCCGACTCAGTACATGAGCCGAAGATATAGTCATCGAACTCAGATTGGGTCTCTTCAAAGAGCTCATCCATCCGAGCGTTGTAGTCGTCATACCAGGCCTGCCGG